TCAAATTGATCGTTTGCATCAAACGCTTCTTTACATTGTTTACATTGTTTTCTCATATTAATCCTTAAATAACCAATCTATGTATCTTTGCCATAAAGATTTTTTAACTTCTTTTTTTAATTTTAAAGGTTTTTCATGATGACATATATAACAGTTGCAAGTCGAGCAATCTTCTGAAGTTACGTAATAACCCTGGCCAACGCAGTGACACTTATGCCCACAATAAATACATTTTTCTTTAGCCATTTATTTTCCCTTAAATAATTATTCATTATTTGATTTCGCCCCAGTTTGGACCTGACTCGTAATCTACCTTATTAGGAACTTTTAAATCTACTGCATGCTCCATTATGTCTTTTATTTTATCAGATTGTTCTTTCGATTCAATTGAAAAATCCAATTCATCATGTATTTGTATATGGGCTAATAATCCTTCTTTATATAGATTTATCATAGCTTTTTTGGTCATATCTGCAGCTGATCCTTGAATTAATTTATTTAAAGCTTTGTATGTAAAAGCTCTTCTATGACCATTACCATGCCAATAATTTGTTTTAGGTTTACCATCTTTATCTTTTATTTCATTACCATCTTCATCTAATAAATTTGGACCCATTTGCTTTAGTTCTAACATAGTATCATGGTCTTCAGCTGGAACAAATGTACCCCAATTACTTCCTCTTAAAATTGGTTCATACTTAGGAAATCTACAACGTCTACCCAGTAAAGTTTTTATCTGACCTTTTTTCTGAGCTTTATCCATAATCTCATTCATCAATTCTTTAACAAATGGAACTCTATTGTGATATATATTAAAAAGTTCATCTGCTTTTTCTTTTGTAACATTTAGTTCATTTTGTAATTTAGCTTTACCCATTCCATAAAACAAACCTAAGTTAATTGTCTTAGCTTCTTTACGTTCAATCTTAGCCATGTCTGCAACAATCTGGTGAAAGTCTGTTGAAGGATCATTCTCATACGAGTCAGCAATAACTTGAGCTGAGTGAAATCCAAATCTTAATGCATAGTGTGCAACTAATCTTGGTTCTTGTTGCGAGTAATCAAATGTACCCCATGTACAACCTTCTTCAGGTATGAATAAAGATCTAATTAAAGGACCTGTTTCCGGATCCCTGGCAGGTATTTGCTGTAGGTTTGGATTCGCATAACTAAATCTTCCAGTTACAGTTCCACCATCATCAGAACGTATTTGATTTATATCCGCATGTATTCTACCATTATGTTCATGATTTAAAATAGTATCTATAAAAGTTGTACTAATCTTGTTTATTTTTCTAGCTTCTGCTATCATACGAACTACAGGATGATTATGTTTAGAAATAAAATTTTTAGTAAAAGATGGTGAATCAGTTTTTTCAGTTCTATCAAAAGGTAGTTTTAATTTTTCAAAAACTTCTGCAATACTTCTTGCAGCCCATATCTGAGGTTCTACTCCTGTTTCTATTTTTATTTGTTGTAATAGGTTTTGTTCTTTTATTGCCAATGCTGTTTTCAATTGATTGGCTTTGGACACGTCTACCCGCACCCCTAGGAAACGCATATCGACTAAACAAGGAAACAGATCAGTCTCAAGATTAAATATATCTTGTAAATTATCTTCAACAATAATTCTTTTTAAATGATGCCATAACATTAAAGTTAGTTCAGCATCTTTTTCTGCATAAGCTCCAACTTCACTTGCAGGTAATTTCCACATATCTGCTTTAGGATCTAATCCACGTTCTTTAGCTGCTTGATTTAATAATGATTCATTCTTACCTTGATTTAAATATACCCAAGATAAAGAATTTAAAGAATATTGAAATCTATTCTCATCTATTAATGACGCTGCAATCATAGTATCTATAATTAAACCATTGATTTTTATACCTAAATTTCTAATCCAACTTACATCATACATTGCATTATGAAATATTTTAGTCGCTGGACATGCACAAACATCTTTAAACCAAGATAAAACTTTATCTCTATCCATGTTAGGGCCTTCTCCATGTGCTATTGGAAAATAACTTTTATAACCATCTACAGCTACCGCTATTCCAACTACTTCACCTCTTCCTACGATGGCCCCTGAACCCAGAGTCTTTAAATCTGGATCACGTGTTTCTAAGTCGATTGCTATTTCCTCTGCTTTTCTTAAATCAGGAAATTCTGTAGGTGCTACCCATTCTGTAGTTGGCATTAACATTATTTAAAAAATCCCCACCAGATTAACCAACCCGGTATGACAAAATGTTCAAATATTTCATATGCTGCTAAAAATAATAGTAAAGCAGTAAACCATAAACTTGTTTTTGATTTATTTGCAACATAAGTAAATATTTTAAAATGCCATGAAGTTATTTTATCAGTCACTTCTAATATTTTACTTCTTACTTTTTTTGCCATTTTTATCCTCAATATCTTTCATCTTTTTAATTTCTAATTCACAATAATGAATTATTTTTTCTAAATCTTGTATGCCATTTTTATTTTTATAACGACACACATACTTTATAACGTTTCCTTGAAAGAAACTCAAGTCGTTCTTAGAAATAAATTCATAAGGTTGAATGTGAAAGTCTTTGTAGTGACTCCCGCCTATCTGCTTATCTTGTGGAAATACATCATCAAACATTTTTTTATTAGTCATTTTCTATCCTATTATTTTAAATTATTTTTTGTGGTAGATGTTGATTTCACAGCGCATGAAAACTTGGGAATTGAGATGCTGAACCAACTACGTCCGTTAAGACACGATGCTACCACACACCGCCAAAAGGTTTTCTCTATCCCAATCGGTTTATACATATTATGTATAAATTTTTTAAAACTTGTATTCATTATTTCTTTTATTTGCTTTTAACATATATAAATTATTTCTTGCTCTAGTTGCTCCTACATACCAGACTCTATGTTCTTCATCATGTTTACTGTCACCTTTTTTAACTGATTTCTTTACCATTCTAGCTAAATCTAAACATAAAATAATATTATCTTCTTCTCCACCTTTGGCTGCATGGATAGTAGACACCTGTATTCTAGGTTCTGCATCTAAATCTTCTCCATTGTCCAACATATTTTTTATATATTCTCTTTCAGATAAATCTGCGTCTTCAAAAGCATCATACCATTCTATATTTGAATTCCATTCTTTTTGTGGAGCTCCAATAAATTCTTCTACATCTTTGATTTCTTTATCATCCAATTCAATTCCTCTACACCAGGAGTTATAATTAACTGATGCATTATATAATCTAACTACAAAACTTTTATCTCTATGTGATTTAAAATATAAATTTCTTTTTCTAAGTTCTTTCGCAATTAAATCTCTTCTGTATATTGTTCTAGTTAAGATTAAATATCTACCCTCTGTTAAATCTATTTGATCTAAATTATTAATTCTCATACATTCACCTTCATAATCTCTTGGATAATAAATCTTATCTTTTCTTAAACCTCTTATTTTTTCTAACGGTAATTCTGATTGTTCTTGAACTGCCTTGGATATTCTTTTTGAATACTTTAATACTCTTTCTTTACCTGGTTCTTGTATAAATCTATCAACATCTGCTCCAGCCCATGCAAAGATAGCCTGATCATCATCACCAGCTAAGTATATATCATCGGTATTTTCTTTTAATTTATCAAATAGCTGCCACTGTAATGGAGATAAATCTTGAGCTTCATCTATAAATATACATTTAAATTTAGGTAGATTAGGTTTGTTAATTAATCTTTTAATCATGTCATTAAAATCTAACTTACCTGTAATTTTTTTATATTCTTTTAGATTTGCATCTAAGTTTTCCAATATAGTAAAATGTTTTACTTCTTTTTTATTATGCTCATTTCGATCATATTCTTCTCTTATACTAATATCTCTATTCATTGCTCTACCTATCATTTTAAAATATGGGCTATCAATGTTTAGATAAAATATTTCTTCTTTATTATATTTGTCGTAATGTTTTACTTTAACACCTATCTTTTTACCTATCTTTACATAATCTTCTGGTTGCATTACCATAGAATCTTTTAACTCTAATTGTTGATATGCAAATGAATGTAAAGTTCTAAAGTAATTTAGTTTATCAGATTCAACTACCATTCTATCTCTAGCAACTTTAGCTGCCTTTTTAGTAAAAGCAAAATAACCAATCATATCTAATGGAGTGCCAATTCTAATATAAGCCTTAGCTCTACTAATTAACTTATGTGTTTTACCAGTCCCTGGAGGACCAAAATATTTATATATCATTAAACAATATCCTCTTTACTTTCATATTCCGCTATCTCAATTATATCTTCTTCTTTATCTTCAAAGAAATATAAAGGAATTTTTGCACAACCATTTACACCTGAATATGATTTATTTGTTTTTTTATTAACACCAGGAAATCTTTTCTTAACATCAAAATCTGGTTTAGGTAAACTCTCATCTTCTTTTTCAAACATTTTTGTAATCATGTAAGAAGTTCTAGAAGAATCTTTTTTCCAATCATTATCTTTTAAATCATTGTAAAATTCATCATAAACAAAATAAGCATATGTTTCATCTTTTAAAACATTACCACTTTTAAATGAGTTATAACTTATAGCATTTGTACTGTGTATATAATATTTTAAATGTTTCTTTAATATATCCATAGGACTGGTCCCTGGAGCCGGTTGCACTGTATCTTGTGCCGCAACTAATGCTTTTATTATTTCATAGAACTCCATACCTTTTATAGGTGGAGGAATATCATCTGCTTGAGCCATGATTAAAGATCTAAGTTCCTGTTGATCTTTAATTTTATTTACATCTTTTGCATGCACTGTAACTGTTTCTCCATCATCTCTCTCAACATCAAAATAATATTCAGGATCAGGTTTAAAATCTACTTTTACAAGATTAGATAATCTAGGCCATGTAATTTTTTTATCGGACATCACACCAAAATTTCTTTTCATACATTCTGATTTAACACATACAGGTGCTAATAATGGATCATGACAAGTATGTCCTTTTTCTTGTTTCTCCCAATGTTTTATTTTCTGTTCAATATAATTGTCCGTCCATATTTCATCATATTGAAAGTAATCTCTACCTGCTTTTAAAACTTTTTTAGCCCAACTATCTGGATATTTTTTCTTAGCAAACACCATGTAATTATATAAAAATCTATCTCTACCATCTGTCATTTTTTCTTTTGATAATATTTCTAAACATGGTGGACCATCTTTAAATTCTTCTGCACCACCAGTTAATTCATTTTTAATTATATTGTTTGAAATTTCTTTTAATTGATTTGGAGTAGCTGCATTTAGTTCCAAACAATTTAAAAATAATTCAAATGATATTGGATTACCAGAAGGATCTAATGCAACTCTTTCATCTTTATTAAAATACGGTAAGTTAATAAAGTTACCATTTATCTTATCTCCATCTGTATTAGTACCTAATTTAGTTTGCTTAGGAAATATCTCTGTTACTATTGGTAATTTAAATAAGAATAAAACTTGTTCTAAAAATTCTTTTATTTCTTTTGCTTTTACAAATTCTTTTGTGAATACATATAAATGTAATCCATTACTTTTTGATCTTATAGGTATAAGTGGTAAATCATTTTTTTGAATAGTATCTATGTAAAATTTTACATCTAAATCTTTATATACTTTTGGATCAATATCTATTGCACCAAATCTTGCATAACCATTATCATCACAAGGTTGAATACCTATAGATTTTTTTCCATTTAAATGTAAATTATAATCTTCATCAGTAATTGGTTTACCTGACCAACCATAATCACCTGAGTGAAATTTTATTTTTCCTGTATTAGGATCCTTGTATCCTTTACTTATATTACAATATCCGTAATTACGATTTAACCCTGTAAAATATTTTATAAACTGTTCCATATGTCTTTCCCTTTTGATTTAAGAAGCGGCCATAGTCTCCCAGGGCCGCTCCTTCTTCGAAGTATTCACTTAGTGAATTATACAATATCTTCAGTTTGAGGTTTATTGTTCTTCTCATATTCAGGTTTAACCGAACCTTTAGACACAGTTTTTTGTAATTCCTGTGACATTAAATATAAGTTAGCATCCTCTTTCTTAGATACATCTAAGGCTCTTACCATAGATGGTTTATAGACGTGCCAGCTTTTACTTCCCGCAATCTTACCAACAGTTTTTAAATTATAAACCGCTGCGTATGCTGCTGGATTGTAAACACCTTTGTCATCTTTAAATCTAAGATTTTTAATCAATTGATTTAATTCTCTCGCTGGTGTTAAGTTAGATGATCTCATCGTAATTACCGCTGGTCTAGGTTCGTCACCTACCACGATCACATAAAAATATGCGGTCTTTTCGATATAATTACCATTTGATAATCTATACTTGCCGTTTCTTTCCTCTACTGCATCATCAGGAACAGATAGATGCGTTGTAACAGGCGGAGCTGCTGTATCTCCCATTTCTTGCCATTCTGGAAATCTTGTTTGCACGTGTGCAACAATGATGTCCACTCCTTCATTACCATCAATTAATGTACCTAAACCTTTAGCATAAATCATACCAGGTTTAGCACCTTCAACGTGTTTAGCGTTTGCAGAATTACATTCAGGTGATAGTTGATGTAGGATTTTTAAAATCGGTGTTGACATATCATCCGATTTTATTTCTTCACTACCTCTTCCAGAGTCACCTCTTAAATTAATAGTGGATAGTGCACCTGCACTATTCTTATTAGTCATAGCATTTGTTTCAGCCATATATTCTCCTTATTATTTATTATTTATTTTTTATTTTTAAATTGCGTTTGATTTCCATCAAACGTATTAAATAGTTCTTCAGGAACTTCTTGACCTTTGTCTTTCCATTCCTTCATAACTACTTTGAGTGTCGATGGGTGAACTTTCTCCTCTTGGATAGGTTCATACCCATTCGACCTCGCAAGGCTAGCGTAATC